CATCGGGCTGATCTTCGTCGGCTTCACAGTTCTATTGTTCGCATTCGCATTTGAGCGTGGGCAGAGGAAGGTCAAAAAGTAAATGTTGTCACGACTTCTGAACCAAGGCACCGAGGATCGTGCAATCTCATTCCAGTCATTGTTCGCAGCAGGTGAAGGTTTTGCCACTTCAACAAACTCTGGCACAACAGTCACCCAAATAGATTCGTTACGAATTGAAGCAGTGTACGCATGTGTGCGTCTCATCTCCGATTCAATTTCAACTTTGCCTGTCGATACTTACATTCGTGTAGGCGCAGAACGCAAAGCATTCCGACCTAGACCATTGTGGTTGGAGATTCCTGAAACTGGTGTGACACGCACTGAACACTTCCAACAGGTGCTGGTTTCGTTGCTGTTGAATGGCAACTCGTTCACACGGGTTGTTCGTGACGACCAAGGTGTTGCAGCTCTAGTGGTGTTGAACCCTGAGAAGGTTGAATGCAGTCGTGACCAAGTGACTCGCAGACCGATCTACATCTACGACCAACGAGACATCATTCAATCTGATGACATGATCCATATCACGGAACTGCGTTTGCCAGGTGAGTTGCGTGGCCGTTCCAAGATTGACCTCATCAAAGAGAACCTCGGTTTGGCTAAAGCGTTAGAAGAGTTTGCTGCACGATTTTTCGGTCAAGGCTCATCAGCTTCAGGCATCATCGAGTTCCCAGGCAACCTAACCCGTGAACAAGCCAAAGATTTAGTGTCCTCATTTGAGGAAGGTCACAGAGGTTTGCGCCGGTCACATCGTCCAGGCGTGTTGTTCGGTGGAGCCAAGTTCACGAAGACAACCGTTGACAACGATTCTGCACAGTTCCTAGAATCACGCCGTTTTGCCATCGAGGAGATTGGTCGCATCTTCCGATGCCCACCATCAATGCTTGGTGTCACCACAGCTGGAGCGATGTCTTATGCTTCGGTAGAACAGAACGGCATTCACTTCGTTCAACACACATTGCGTCCGTACATCTCCAAGATCGAAGATGGATACCAGAAGTTGTTGGACAGTCGAGCATTCTTGAAGTTCAACGTGGACGGCCTGCTTCGTGGCGATCAGGCTTCACGTTATGCAGCGTTCTCAACAGGTCTGCAATCAGGCTTCTTGTCAATCAACGACATTCATCGCATCGAGGATATGGCTCCGACTGAGGGTGGGGATGTATATCGGGTTCCGTTGGCGAACGTGGATATTGCTGCTGCGAACTTGTCTGAGTTGGATCGGAAGTCGGTCATTGCTCAGCGTCTGATTCTGTCAGGGTTTGATCCTGCTGAGGTGATGGCTTCGTTGGAGTTGCCAAGGATTGCTCACACTGGTGTTCCTTCGACACAGTTGCAAGCGTTGTCAACGATCAATCCTGCTGATCCTGCTTCGGTGTATGAGGTGAAGTCGCAAGATATGAGCATTAACATGCCTGAGATGGTTCTCAACTACACGCCACCGGCTGTGAATGTTCCTGCACCCATCATCAATGTTCCTGAGACTGTGGTTCGTGTCAACATGCCACAGTCAAAGCCAACTGTTCGCACCGTTGAACGTGACGCTGATGGACGCATTCTTACAATCACTGAAAGGGTTGAAGACTAATGGCACACGGAATAGGCGCATACTTAGGCAACGCATGGATGAACGCATTGGGTAACGCAACAGCGTTCTCGGTGGCCGTACCATACGTGAAACTCCACACTGGTGATCCTGGTGCTGCTGGTACAGCAAATCCTGCTGTTGAGACGACACGGAAGTCTGTGTCGTTTGGTGTTTCTACTACTGGTGCGTTGGCATCGGATGCTGACATCAGTTGGACAAACATTGCTGGATCGGAAGATGCAAATCATTTCACTTGTTGGGATGCGTTGTCGGCAGGGAACTTCTTGTTCTCTGGAACTATCACAGCGAACCCTTACACGGCTGGTGACACGTACACAATCAGTTCAGGCAATCTCACTGTTTCATTGACTCTCGCAAGTTAGTTCGCCTATGGCGTTCAGTAGGTTCACCCTAAACACATCTCAACTGGATGATGCAACAGTTGGATTGGATGGTTCACCATTCCCGATGAATGCCACTGGTGCTTCATCGCTTGGTGGCACAAGTGCTACAGCATCAGCCACAGTCAAACATTTTGCCACTGGTGCTTCATCGCTTGGTGGTACCAGTTCCACAGCATCAGCAACAGTCATACATTCTGCCACTGGTGCTTCGTCGCTTGGTGGCACAAGTGCTACAGCCACAGCAACAGTGGTGGTGCCTGCTGTTGCGAGCGCAGACTTGGGTGGGCTGGATGCTTCGGCTCAAGCCAAAGCGAAGAAAAGTGTGTCAGCGAACGCTGACCTTGGTGGGCTTGATGCTTCTGCGACAACGAAGGTTTCTAAAGATGTTATTGCGTCAGCAAGTTTGGGTGGACTTGATGCTTCTGCGACAACGAAGGTCGATAAAACTGCGATTGCTTCAGCCGATCTTGGCAATGTGGTTGGTTCAGCCACAGCTGACATAAATCCTCCTGAACCACCTGTCATACCTCCTTCGGGGTCACGCTGGTGGAAGCAACCTGCCTCACCGATCAAGAAACAAGAACTACCAGAACAGATCATCATTGAGATTCCCAAGCCTCGACGACCTGTGTTGGTGTCGGTTGTGGCTGTGGCACGGCTTGGTGGTGCTGATGTGGGTGCGTTGGGTTCGGTCACGTTCTCCACTTTGGATGACGATGCTGAAGTATTGTTGTTGGTCTAATGCCTTATTTCATTACAGACAAATCACCTGATTGTTCAGGTTGGGCAACCGTCAAAGAGGATGGTGAAGTTATTGGTTGCCACACCACAAAACAGGATGCGATAGATCAGATGGTTGCTGTGTCGATTGCTGAAGACATGGAACCTGGTGGTGAACGGGCGTTGCCAGATAATTATCGTCCAGCGTTGGCTGCTGATGTTCCTGAAGGTCGAGCATGTGGGAACTGCCATTACTACAACGAAGACATGATTCAAGAAGATGGCAGAGATTTGAAAGCATATTGCATGAAGTGGGATGCGTATGTGAATGGTGGTTGGTATTGCAACGCTTGGGAATCCGAAGAACACGAAGAGGAAGAAGTTTTGGATGACATGGAGGAAGACGTAATGGAAGATGAGGTGCGCCAAGTTTCCTTGGATGTTCCTGTCTATATCCGTTCGGCTGCTCGTAAAGGTTTGGACTACTACGGCCAAGGTTTGGCTGGTGACGGTTTGGTTGATCGCACTGTGCGTGAGGCACGGGACATGGCCAGAGGTGAGGTCACTGAAGACAAGGTGATTCGCACGAACGCTTGGGGTGCCAGACATCTTGTGGACTTGGATGCGCCAAAGAACTCTGACCCTGATGACAAAGAGTTCCCTGGTGCCGGTGCTGTGGCGTTCTATCTGTGGGGCATCAACCCACTCGACCCTGAACCTGCGATGAACTGGTTCATGTCTAAGGCTGAAGCGATCAAAGCTGAACGGGCTGATGCTCCTGCCCCACCTAAAGATCAGATCAAAGGTTCAGAGAATAATCCTGCTGGGTCTGCGAAGGCTCCTGCTGGGTCAAAGACCATTGAGTTGTCTGCTGCGATTGAGACAGGTTTAGAAAACAAAGCCAAAGAACACAATGATCAGGTTGGTGATAACCCTTCCAAACGTGCGACTGTTGGTATGTTGCGCACAGTGTTCCGTCGAGGTGCTGGAGCATATTCAACTTCGCATCGTCCAGGTGTCACTCGTGATCAGTGGGCTTATGCAAGAGTGAATGCGTTCTTGCGTTTGTTAAGAGTTGGCAGCCCTGAGAATGCAAAATATGTTGGCGACAATGATTTGTTGCCGAAGGGTCATCCTAAGTCATCTAGATCGCTTGGCTCATTTGGTACTAGCAATGGCGACATGGACTCAACTGTAGAAACACGTCGCATCACATCAAACGAGTTTGAACTTCGTGCCGATCCACAAGGCAACGGCATGTCGTTCTCAGGTTATGCAGCTGTGTTCAATTCACCTTCAGAACCGTTGCCGTTCATCGAACGGATCGCACCAGGCGCATTCTCACGCTCACTCAAATCAAAGAACAATGTGCGCATGTACATGAACCATGACTCAAGCATGCTCCTTGCTACAACCCGTGCTAAAACACTGCGACTATCTGAAGATTCCAAAGGCTTATTCGTTGACGCATCCCTGCCTGATACTTCGATTGGTCGTGACCTGTCGGTGTTGATGCAACGTGGCGATGTGAACTCGATGTCGTTTGGTTTCACAGTTCCATCTGGTGGAGATATGTGGTCTGATGATGGTCAATCCCGTGAACTTCGTCAAATCAAACTGTATGAAGTCAGCGTTGTCACAGGGTTCCCAGCGTATGCAGCCACCTCAGCAGCAGTTCGTTCGCTTGATGCGCTTGCTACTCGCACAGGTATTGACGCAGATCAACTCGCAGCTGCGATCACGAACCTTGAATCTGGTCAAACTTTGTCGCAGGATCATGCGATGTTGTTGCGTGAAACTGTCGCCAAACTTGAACCTGTGCAAGATGCTGCACCTGCTCGTTTGGGTGTCATGGCCAAGCACCTTGATTTATTGAAGACCATCGCCTAACATTTGTTCACTGCATAGTTGACGGAGCCGTCAACCTTGTTGCTGTATGTGGAGCCACATCAGGTTGAGAAGTAGTAACTCCCTGCGTAT